GAAATTTTCCTTCTGTCCATTTGATCTATTAAGCGCTTGCGTGATCTCTGTGCAAATCGTTCGTTCATGATGATGATAGGCACACCATTTTCTCTGCAAGCCTTCAATGCTAACGTACGGTTCACAGGACCACGGTATGATGCAATCGCGTTGATTGCAGCGACATTTGTTCTCACGCAATTCGCTAGCGCGTACCCAAAACAACCGCCGTTGCGCTCACGTACTGTATACTGTCGCGGTTCCTCTGAGCGCAAAGAATCAGGTAACGAGGAGAAATCCGCCCGTGCTATGGCTAACGCCCTGGTCCACATGTCAAACACAACCACTGGGTCACCACCCCACACTTGGCATCGTGCTTCACAATAGGCTTGGAGACCGTGACGCGCCGCCAAAGCTTCAATGCGGCGAGCATCAGCGGATATTCCGGCGTGTTGTATCTGATTGCGCTTGCGATGTGCATACTTTAAAATTGTGCGCAACGCCTTATACACAACAGTACGGTGAGGTAACACGGCCCGGCTGATGAACGTGACACCGTCTTGACGCTGTGACCTCTCCTCTATCTTCCACGTCAACCCAGCGTTGGCTTTGCTTTGATCCTTGATACCTGCACCTCGCCACTCTGGTTCTCGATCCATGGTAACATCATCACCACTTTGACAGACCCGGACGTCCTTGAGTCTAGCAACACTAATCAGTGAACTAAACGCCATTATCTTGTTGATGATCAAAGTCCAAGGATCACCAGACGCTAGCGCTTTGTTCAAGACGAACTTGAACGGCGAACCCATCATGCGCACTCTCCGCTCATCCCTAATTTCCTTTGCAAGAGCGCCAAGACCTTGTTTGTCAGCAGCCATCTCAAGGAAAATTGATGCAACAATGATATGCACTGGACGATGCGAGGAATCTTGTTTTTCGATGTCCAGCTCCACAGAAGACTCAAAGGTTGCCAGGAAATCCTCAACTTCCTCTTCCCGGAGACCTACTGGCGAAAGTTTGCCTTTTTGCATTGATCGCGCCCACGCATGCGTGAGTGCATCGCAGGTATCTGCAAATATTGCCTGTTGTAAATCACTGGCGGAGACAACGCCTTGAGCCTTCAATTCCGAGGGACCATTCTGCATTTCCGAAGGTTTTTTTGCAAATTCCGGCTTCAAGAAAGCAAAAGATAAAGTTGAAGCAGCAGTCTCGTAATTGGCATACGCTCCATCGATCGCTTGTTGTCTCGTTTGCCTATGAATGGCAGCTCGCCTAGAGTTGTTGATGTGAGCAAAGAAAAGTTTCTTGTCAATCACCTCCTCGAATAACCACTGTACTATGATCTCAGCATCAACGTAGTCTTGCGGTCTAGTTCGCACATCGGGCACGCTACGAGTCAACGCTTGAACTTGGTCCGCTCCCGGCACATCACGCGGCTGAAAAGTGTAATTGTCGAAAGCATCAGAGTGAGCGATCCCCTCATCCCTGAAACTAACGCCAGACACGAGCTCTACATTCGTGCGAATCTCCGACGTGGAGAGCGGCTCACCAGACGACGTGAAAACTGTAGCTATCGTCACAGGGTCTGTGAGTGGTTGCTCAGTTAAGCTCGATTCGATAATATTGGGCTCATGTATGTGGCACCATGTCGATTCGCTCTCGGCCCGCACTTCGCAAAAATCCCAGGAGGTGCCACCCATGATGACGGTATCAGGTAACCGTCCGTTCACAGATGTGTCATCAAACCAGCGGAAATTGGTCAACACAGAAACCCCTTCAACCACGAAGATTGTCTTTTTTCGAGCTCTCGTGAAGCCAACGGCACAATGCGATGCCTGCTCAGCTTGCCCCAACCAACGCAAGTCCCCACCTAATGCCTTGCCTAAACCGTGTATCACCGAATACTCCGACCGGCGACCTTGACATTCATGTACTGTAGCAGCCTTGACGCCCCGTTGGAGCACCATTTCTTTTCCCACTTGAGTGCCTTGCATGGCGATGTCACCCTCTCCTGGTAGTAACGTGTCATCTGCCGTCAACGTGTAACACATAGCTTCAGCATCCTCTGACCCACAGAATAAATCCTCAACGAAAGTGTCTGTGACTGTGCTGTGTAGGTACGTGACAGCGGCATCCCACCCAACGAAAGTTGTTGGTGTGATCATCACGCAAGGAGCGTCAGAAGCAACAAGCTTGAGTTGTGTCGGGGAGAAAACATTCGAGATTTGTCGTCTATCCCCAATAGTCACGACTCCCTTGCTGCGTGAATGCCTGTTAGCAATGGCTTGCAGATGCTCCGGATCAAATGCATAACATTCATCTATGATCACATAACGTGAAGCATATTTGGTCACTAATGCTTCATGTTGAGTCACCACGGTAGCCCTGCGCAAAGGTTCAAGCTTGCCCAAATTTTCCTGCCACTCCTCTTTCAACTCACGAGTAGGTACCACAACCAAGTCGTTTACCGATATCCACGTGCGCGGAACTTTGGATTTACCACCCATTGCCAGACCTGTTATGTGAGCAAGCCAATTCTTGACCGAAGGTTGAGTGAAAAGCACTTCGGACTTGCGCAAAACATCAGCGACGTAGTCAATGCCCGGATTGGCCAGTTGTGCCTGATACCAAGGCACCATGGCCGCGTCATTGCATAGACGAGCCCCCAGATCCGCGGCAACGACAGCCTCTATAAGAGCATGCTGTATTTGCGCTCCTCGCGAGTCCGGGGATATGTAGTTGGGTCCAGCGAGATTCTCAGCATTCACCGTTGCACCATGCTGCAAGTCCATTAGCTTGTGGATTGGTGAAAAATCATACTCGCCATTCGCTTGCGTCAACCTATGCAATCGATACTCCCCGTTCGGCGATGGCAGGGAAATCTTCCCAAGTTTGAAACACTCGCGGATGTCTTGGTTGTCGATTGGCCTCAAGGGAATTGGGATCAAATCAGGCGCACCGCCAAGTGCAAATTGTAAGCCCTTGAAGCTTTCGGGCTCAATGTTTGCTATCTCCTTCTTGAGCATGTGTATCATCTTGGCCTTTTGACTTGCACTCGCCGCACGACAATCATGGTGGAAGGCGCTGAGCAAGACTGACGCTGCGGCTCCCCGCCGTACGTGTGAGTTGAACTTGCCCAGGAACAACTTCACTTCGGAAAGGAAATCCGAATATGGCAATGCCGCGTTTAATTCCAACTCGACAATTTGTTCTTCAGGCAACAAGTTCTTCTCCCGGAACCTCTGCAGGTCTACCGCGTGGTCCACCGAAAACACGTTAAAGAAAGTCTCAACGATGTCAATCGCAGCTGCTTGGAAATCTAAATCTTGTGCGTCCTGTACAGCAACCCAAAACTTTGTGAGCTTTTGGTTTGACCAGTCTAGATAATCAAGAAACGCTGTTATTTTCTTCACAGCTTCTTGCTTGCCAGAGATCCTGGCCACAGTGATGGTGCAATCGACCAACACTCTAGTGGCGTCAATCGAGTACCTCATACCCAACATCACAGCCACTCCAACCACATCGACATACGAAAACGAGATGGCCCATGACTCCCGAAAACCGTGCTCTATAGCCGCTTGCCATTTACGAGGTGATGTCACCCAACCATACAAGGTTGACCAGGCACTTACAACCACATTGATTAATGACGCCGGTTCAATCTTTGCGCCAAAATGCTCCTCCATCGCACGCTCAGACATTTGGTCCAACGTCATTTGACCAATGTCCGTGCGATAGATACGCATCAAGGCCTCCATGCTCGACATTGCTCCCAGCGCCATAGTCCCAGTTGTAGTGGCCGCAAGAGTGGTAGCGACAGACGAGTAAATCGACTTCCGCACAGTCTCCGTGGTGGTTTTTGGCCTCAACTCCTCCGCATGATTCTCCGCCAAAGCGTCTTGCACTTCGGAATACACTTCTATCCATGTGCCCAGAGCCTGAGCCTCTGTTTCCGAAAGCGTGATGCGTGGTGTAACCTGAGTTCCTGATATCGAGTACGTGACCACGGATTGACGCAATACAATGCGTGCTACCATCTTATCCTTGATAGCTTGAGTTCGGTATGTGGCCATGACACGATCAAAGCCCTTCTTCTCCACCAAGACGACTGGCCGCGTCATGTCTGGCATGATGAGTCTGATAAAGTAGTAATGTTCATACGATGGTAAGCATCGAGTGGCCCAACCTCCAGCACTAAGTGTCAAATTGTGATACTGAGAGGCGTGGTCACCGAAAATAATGGTGCGACGTAGCGAATGACCCGATGCGAAAGTTGGCGCAAACAGTTGACGCACCTTTTGCAAATCTTGAACGTAATCGCCGCCGTCGTGAAACGAAGACACCACTTTCCCAAACGCCAATTCAGTAGTCATCTCAGTGAGCGAGTCGTACACCTTGCGACCCATCAATGCGCGCCAATCTATTGAAAATTGAGAGAGAGCATTGTATACTTCTGCTTTCACCATAAGCTGCACGATCGTGCGTGCATCTATGTTGGGTTCTATATTTATCATGAGCAGGGAACTGACCTCAAAGCGCTTGAAATGACCGGCAGCCCGTTGCCAATCATTGGAGCGCAGCACGCGTCCAGCTCTCGCAGCAGCATCACGAACCCCACACGTCGGCATTTTGCACTGAGCGCAATGCTTTGTCCTCCTTGAGGCGTCCAACGCATCGGTATACTCCCAAATTGCTGCATTCGGAAATGCATGCATCTCAGCCTTGCTCGGTGATATCAAACCTACCACCGCGCCCTGCAGTGTTGTGATCGCGTGGTTAAGTGCTGCACGTCGAATAGTGCCAGCCGCCCTATGCTCCTCAATCCTAGGCGAATAACGCATGGGACCTATCAGCGCCAACAGCCGATGGTACTGTGGGGAAGATGGTGGCACGGACGTCGCGATACCTTCAAAAAAAGCATCGAGCGCGACGGCCGCTCGCTCCTCTGTCGAACCCAAAACCTCCATGCCAGAGAGCAACACCTTCGAAGCTTCCAAGGCCGATACAGTGTTCATTGGTCTGGTGATAGCATGACCATGAACTGCCTCCTCATCACCGCGGTTGCGTCTCTGTGCATGCAACCCATGTAGCTGTGGGCGGCGCGGGAAAATTGGCAACTCCAAAGCAGTCGAACCCACATATCGACTGAGTTGGCCATTCAACTGTCCAGAGACTGGCATTCGCGAAGAAATATCGCGTGCAAAATTGGCCAAGTTTTCAAAATCCTGTTGCGTGGCACCAACTACATCAGACAGCGGTATCTCGCTAAGCAACACACCCGAGGCACCCACTGCATGCCACAAACCGTTACCCTTGCTCTCAACATGAAAATCATAACCCCATTCCAATAGACAAGAAGCAGTCGGAAAACGTTTAAATGAGCGTGGGCCATGATATGCAAGGTAACAATAACCCTCTACATACGACAGCAAAAGAAAAGCATTGTGAATGATCATCAAAATGGCAACCCATACGGGGCACCATTTGAAAGGTAGAAATTGCCAAATGGCCCAAGTAGAAGTTAAAAAACGTGTGATGGCGGTCACGTTTGATTTCGGAGTGGGGGAGACGAAGCACGAGATTTCAATAGACAAAGCTAAAATGATGTTCAACATTTTGAAACGTCGCGTGTAGAGGTAATGTAGAGGGGTGGACTGGGGAC